TTCATTGGAAAATAAATCGCTTGTCCATCAGCAACCGGAGTATTTGCTCCTATTATATGCGCTTTAGTACCCGCCCCGGCTTTTTGCAAGTGACAGTTGCATTGACAGTTGCTGTCGTGATGCTGGCAATAGTCACTCCGATTAAGGTTAATGTCTTTCCACTACCAACAGTTATTAAAACATCTGCAAATCCTAAATGATAAGCGCTTGCACCATCCGCAGTGGTTATTCTTTTTACATCTGATTTAAGTACGTTTGCCATTTAACCTCCTAATGCAATACTAAAAGTAATTGCTGTTGAATCGACCTCTGGGACTACATCATTTGCATCTTGAAAGATTATCTTTTCAGCTGGTAAGGTGCAGAATATACTTTTAGCACTAGTATCTGCCCAACTGACCGCATTATCGGAATTAGAACTTTGCAATATTGTAGTTCTAGCTAAAGTTGTACCGCTAGATGTATATGTGCCAATACCAATCTCAAAGTTTGTCCCATCAGTACAGCAATAATAAGTTGTGTTGCCATTACCGACAGATGCAAAAGATTCAAAGCCAGTAGATGCACCCTCTAATACATAAGTGATAGTGCCACTAGTTTCGGTTGTTTCTTTTACCCTGTCTTTAATTACTAAAGCCATAATTTTACGTTTCTGTTATTGATAATCCAGTAGCGGAAATTTTTAATGTGTCTGTGTCTGCAATTACTTTGCTTGCAGTTAGCGCTCCGTGGTACAAAAGATTACCGGAAGAACTAGCATCAAAGACTCCAAAGTGAGTTACTGTTCCGAAAGAACCGCCAGAGGCTGTAAATTCTATCGCTGAACTATTTGATGTAGCGCCACTAGAAGCCGCACTAAATGCTGCCACTTTTCTTGCGTAACCATTTCCAGATACTTCTGTTCCACTTCCGGCATCTGTTGGGTTAGACGTAAAAAGTCCAACATAAACATTAGATGGCGCAGATGTGCTTGCAGTACCTAAAAAATGGTCAAGTACTTTATTTTCTAAGTAATTAGATTTTGCCATTTTTTACCTCATTGAGACTTGTCGTGAATATGATGAGCGCATTTGGATTCTTCCTTGAGAGTATGAAGAGCGCTCCTCATCATACCTTATTTCTTCAATAGCTGTCGCAAACTTGACATTATAATTTGCACTATTTTGAGTGTCCATTAAGTAGTCATAACCGGCTACAAGCGCGCCATATAAATAAACGTCAGGCGAGCGAATAAGCAAAGTTGTAGAAGTATTAGAGTCACTTAATGCCTCAACATTTCCTATATAGATTATTTCTGCAGTAGTACTAGCATCAGGTATTGGTCTTAATTTTAACTCTTGACCAATGATGGAGTATGCTTTAGGCACTCCCGTCCCGGCGGACGAGTATTCTTGGTCAAGCATATCAGGAGATTTATATTCCAAAGTTACAATTGGGTTTTTATTCAGCTTAACACTTCTTAATTGCCTTAAATCAGAAGGCAAAGAAACGTACTGATTATCTGCTGTTAAAGATGCTGTGGCGCGTTTTTCTTGTTCGCGAGTTTCTAATTCGCGATTAATCCGTGCCTCTGCAATTTCAATAAATTCTGGTATGCGAGAAGTCAAATCGTCTCTTGCCAAAAAGTTAGCAATTGCAGTTTTTAATTCTGAATAAGTGTTTATACTCATACTAATCTTCCAGTTGTAGTGCGGAATAATTTATTGTCAGGGTCTTGCAACCATTTCATCCAAGCCTTTCTATTGTGCTTTGGATTGCCTAATTTTGTTAATAGATCGTAATAAAGAGTTTCAGGTATTTCAGCTATTTTCTGATGGTGCTTTTGTGTATTACCAATCATAGAGCCTTTTTGATGTTCAGCCTCTTTTTCCCTAGTGTATTTTAAAACATTAGTAACATCGACCTCTGTTTCGTAACTCAAACCATCAATATCTTCTTTCAAATGTGTTTTACGTCCAGTAACCGGGTCGTGATTTAAAAGTTTTTTACTCATAAAATTTCCTTAAAATTAGTGAGAGGTGTTCGCAAACAATCATTTAGAATTAACTATAAAGGTTAAAGGTTTAAAAAAAACAAACACCCCTCAATAAAAAGGGCAGTTTTACCCGCCCTTTTTTAATTAGTTATCAATTAAGTAGTTGATAAATCGTAGACTGCTGCGTGAGCTTTTGGCGCATCTACAATCAAAGTCCATTCAGACAGAATTGCAAAGTTGGTCGCATCACCAGTTGGTGCTACATCAACAGTCTTGAAAAATCTGCCCGGTAAATGACCGATTGCATAATGGTCAGTATCCAATAAATACACTTCTGTATTTGGAGCTTGTCTATCAATTACAACATTGAGAGTTCCAAAGTCAGTTAAGTAAAGTGAAACTGAACCTATTATAACAGCATCTTGAGGCTTACCCGCAGTCATTTGGATTTGGTTTGTAGCAACCGAACCAGATGACAAGTCTGAGAAAGCGACCTTATTTGCCGGAGATACACAAAGCATATCCGGTGATCCGCCATCAGTGTAAGCTAGTAAATTAGCCGCATCTATAAGCGCCAAACTTAAAGCTCTGTTGTTACCCGCCATAGTAGCCGCATCAGAACCATCGCCAGTTGCAACCGCAGATGTTGTACCCGCTGTTGAGAAACTAGCATTAGTTATCCAAGAAGGTAAAGCACCCGCTTTTCTTGGGTCAGAACCGGAACGCGCCTGATTTTTGAATAAATACTTATCCATATCACGACGTTGTTCTAGTCCTTTTAAAATGCGAACGTAAGCCTCCTCACGTGTTCGACCGGCTTTATCAACAGTGTCGAGAGTACCCGATATTGATCCAGCTTGAACACTAATCATACAGTAATTTCCAAGCCTTGTTGTGGCTGAAGGGTTTACATATGAATAATCGGCTCCTTCATTTACATAGTTGGTATCTACCGCACTTGCTAATTCTTGCACTTGCCATTCCGTAAAAACACCTTTTACAGTCTTTTTTGTTGCATTTGAGATTAAGGGAGTTTCAGCGGGGTCAATCCTACTGATTACATTCGATAGGTCTTCCCTTTCGCCTATCGCGTTTGCAGTTTTATATACAGCCATTTAAAATTCTCCATATAGCTAATTGGTTAATAAATAATTAAGAGCATCTTCTTTGCTCCCCGATTTTTCTAGTCGAGCAAATGCTTGACGTTTATTTGAAGAGACTTTCTCTGCTTTTGTTTTTGGAGTTCCTGATTTAACGACCTTTGGCTTATCTTTAACTTTCTTTTTAATTACTGATTTGCCATCTTGTAATGCATCATATTTCATAGCTTTCCAGACATATTTAATCGCATCAGCAGAGTTTATCTGTGATACAACTTGGTCAGGAATGCCATCTTTCTTTAAATACGTCATTACGTTACCCCACTCACTATCAAACACACTCGGGTCTTTCCACGTCGGAAACATATCAACCAATCTTTTTTCTTCAGCCAATGCTTGTTGTTGACTTGCAACTTGTGCATCATACTTTTGCTTTTCAGCAACTTGCTGTCTTTGAAGTTTGATATTTTCTAATTGTTTCTGACTTTCTTCCCATTTAGCTTTTATTTGATTGTAAGTTTGCGGTGTAACCTTTTGTGAAAGTTCCGACCAATTAGGCTCGGTACTTTTATCGTTTAGGACTTGCTCCGCATACTGCAAAGTTTCAGACAGTTTTTGTGTCAGAGCTTGGGTTTGTTGCCTTTCAGTTTCAAATACCCTTTTCTCTTCCGCAAGTGCCTGTGTCTTTTTTGTATAATCTGATTGTCTTAAACCATTATTTTGTATCTCAGCTTTAATTTCCTCTGGGGTCATCTCCTTGCCATCTATTTCAACAACATAGACAGATTCCTCAGTTTCTTCTTCCGCTTCAGGTTCTTCATCAGACTCGACATCTTCTTCTGAAGTTTCTGCAACTTCTTCTGTCGGCTCTTCTTCGCCTTCAGTAGTTTCTTGCTCTACTTCGTCAGTTTCAGTCTGTGCTTCTACAGCACTCTCTTCAACTTGCTCAACATTGTCCTCTTCGGGTGCTTCCGCAGTTAAAAGCTCATCAATTGCATCGTGTACTCTTAAAGTTCCGACGCTTTCATTATTACCAGTTCCATCAGGAGTATTGGCCATTATTTTACCTCTTAAAGTTAAAATTAATCCTTTTGCTCAATTGTTTTTTCAGCGATTTTACCGCTATCAACAGCACTACTTAGTTTTTGTAAAATGCCTTTTAGTGCAAAAAGCTCGTGATATGCATTCTCTCTACCTTCCTTTTCTTCCGGAGCAGAGTTTGCAATAAAATTAAAAATTTCTTGTTTATAATTTTCAACAGCCTCTATTAAAATAGGACTTTCTAAAATTTGTTTTGCTTTGTAGGCCTTGTCTATATCTTCCCTAGCTTTATATTTATCCACTTGTTAATTGTTCCTCAACCGGTACAAAGTTTCGCATATCAA